CCTTTAGCTCCAAGGTATACTGATACTCACCGAGAGATGCCCAAGATCTTTACATCGAATTTCACAGGCACTCTTGAAGATTACGTAACAAAAGAAAAGGGAACGAACCATGGCGCATAATCGACCCCTACGCAGTGCCCCTATCACATCCATTGAACAGATCTACCGAGAGGTAGCTATCAATGTAGAGAAGTTTGCCCCACCCTGCCCTCCCCATGAGATTATCTATCGACTAGGGGGCAAGACCAAAGAGGACCTTATCCAAGATATTGTCCTTACCCTCGTTGAGAAAGATAACAACAAGGATCTACCTTTTTCCCTTGATACTCTCACAGCAGCTTACGTCAGGAGTAGAGCCTTCTACTACCTCGTAGATGCTTCACGAAGGGGAGCCAATAAGACTAAGGCTATTAGTTGGGAAGATTATGAATGGGAAGAACTGGCTAAAGAAATTGATGAAACAGATTCAATTTATATCCGTGAGATCTTGTCCACCTTAGCTGATAAACCTAGGCTCCTACTAACCTACCACATGCTAGGGTATACACATGCAGAGGTATCTGCTCTCCTTCGACAAGAGGGATGGCAGGTAGCCCCTGACACTGTTAAGGTAAAACTCTCTAAGATCAAGAAACGCCTACGAGATAACTTTGCACAGGAGGCCTCGTTATAGGCCCTATAGTATCTGAGCACCCATAGGGGTGTTCTATGCAACACTTTGGAGATTGATATGTCAGACCTAAATGAACAGCAGATGTTGTTCTTATCCTTATTATTTGATGCAGGTAGCCCTTCACGAGGCAACTCCCTACGATCATGTATTGATGCAGGATATTCAAATACGTACCACGCTAAGTTGGTTCGTACACTAAAAGATGAGATCCGAAACTGCACACACGACCAAGTAGCATCCTTAGGCTCACGAGCTGTTATGGGATTGGAAGATGCAATGGATGAAGACGGATCAACACCTAAGGGTGATATTCGACTCAAGGCAGCAGAGAGTGTCCTTGACCGAATGGGTATTGCTAAGCAGACAGCACTAGATATTACATCTAAGGAAGAGGCATTGTCTCCCTTGTTTATCTTACCAGCCAAAGCTATGCTTGACGTTAATCCAGAGTATGATGATTATGAAGCCGATAATACCGATACCGAGTAAGATCACACTATTACGCCTGAGCCTTAAGACAAGTACAACTCAGATGTTTAGTACAGACGAAAGAACTAACATGCGTATGGTCACGATCTTTATTGCAAAGAACACTGATCCTTCTATGCAGTTAGATGATATTACAGCCTGCTTAGGATACCATCTTATTGATGATCTTATTGTGGATAAGGATGTGGAAGATGAGATCTCAGATGATGTTCTATTGAGCGTCTACCATGGCTACTTTAAGAAACAACCCCATGAGTGAAGCTTTACTAGCTTCCCTTGAAAAAGTCAATCCAGAGATCAGGGCAGCATACCACAGATTACTTACGACTCCTGTATTGATGAAGGTGGGTAAAGCCCCTCGTGGATACAAGCCTGATGGTAAGGTAGCTGCTCCTGTAGCAGAAATCCTCGACCTACTTGTACATGAGATGGTTGAAGTAAAATATAAGAAGACTAGATCCCTCAGGGCCTCCCTAGATAAGATGCAGCCTGTCTTCATCCTACAAGGTGAACTGCTTCCCTCAGTACAGGGATTGAGTGGGATCTTTAAGACGCTAGAGAAGAAGCTGGGGCTAGACACAGGTGAGGCCATCAAGGTTACACGTAAGTCTGTCATCGACCAGATGGAAGAAGCTGGAGCCCTAGGCACCAAGACTGAAATAAAGAAAGAGTATGATCGTCAGAAGTTTGCAGAAGGAAAAAAGGAACTAGAGGATCATAGGAAAGCAGAAAGCAAGATGCAGAAGCGTGTACTTAAGCACGCCAAGGCTGCTGGTGTAGATGGTGCAGCCCTAAAGAAGGCTGTTAATAAGAAGCCACCAAAGAAGGAGACAAGGGTTCGAGACAAGGCCCCTACTCCTGAAGTTGACCAGTACTTAACTGCACTACATAATAAGGAAGGCTCTACGATACTCAATGAGTATTATGAGAGGGCTATGTCAGAGGCTGCTACTTCGATACAGAAGATTGCATTCCTACCTACGCCTAAGCAGTATGATTTTATATCGGCAGATGAAGATATTGTATTGTACGGAGGAGCAGCTGGTGGTGGCAAGAGCTACGCCTTGCTCTTTGATGCAGTACGCTATGCTCACATCAAGGGCTATCGTGGGATACTTATTCGACGTACCATGCCTGAGCTGCGAGAGTTGATAGACATAAGCCGTGAGCTATACCCTCAGATGTTTAAGGGGTGTAAGTACCACACTCAAGAGAAGACATGGAGATTCTCCTCAGGAGCCATACTAGAATTTGGTTTCTTGGATAGCCCCTCAGACAAGTACCAGTACCAAGGAAAGCAGTACGCATGGATTGGGTTCGATGAGCTAGGACTACAGGAGACACCAGAGGGTTTTGACTACCTCAAGTCTCGTCTAAGAACAACACTACCCATCAAGCCTGCTATACGCTGCACGGCTAACCCGGGATCGTTGTGGGTTAAGGAGAGATTCATAGATCCTGCTCCAGCTAACAACACCTTCCGTGATGCTGTAGGATTGACCTATCGGTTTATCCCAAGCTTGGTATCGGACAACCCATACATCTACCAGAAGGGTGAAGGGCAGTATGTTAAGATGCTTAAGTCTATGAGTGAAGTGGAGAAGCGACAGCTACTCTATGGAGACTGGACTGTTAGTGACAACTCAGCATTTCCTGAGTTTGATATTCGTACTCATGCTATAGACGGATCTACTTTCGTACCTAAGCACTGGTCTAGGTTCTGTGGTGTTGACTACGGCTACGCTGACCAATCAGCAGCAGTGTGGGGTGCAGTTAACCCTGCTAACGGACAGATAGTTATATACAAAGAGTTTGCTCAGTCAGGGCTAGTAGGGGATGCGTTTGCAAGAATCATCTTAGAAGAGGAAGCAGATGAGTTGGTTAATGTGGATCATGTTGTCGATTGGTCTGTCTGGAATAGGACAGGACACATTGGGCCTACCATTGGTGAATCTATGCAACGAGCAGGACTCAAGATGCGTAGAGCTGACAAGAACAGAGAAGGGGGTAAGGTTCAAATACACAGCCGCCTTCGACTACTAGATGAAGAAACTCCGGGACTAGTTATACTAGAGTCATGCCCTAACCTAATTAGGGAGCTACAGTCTTTACGTAGACACCCAGAGAAGGAAGATATTAAACAGACCCGTATGAACGGTAATCACAACGATCTATATGATGCTCTGCGTTATGCGATTATGTCGCGTCCCCGCCAGCAGACTACAGACCAGATCCTCTCACTAACCAAGCAAACAAATGCTTGGGGGCACATCAATCAGATGTTCTCATAGGGCGCAATGCCTACTTATCAATTACTAGGAGGTATTATGCAATACGATGACAAACCTTTGTCAGGGATCACAAGCCCGGGAGAACTCTCTAAGGAGATGCTTTCTCGTGCTGACATCAACTATGATGACGATGCAGTGAGTAAAGAATTTCAAATTCTAAACCTTGCAGCTAAGGTCAGTGCAGTTGTACAAGAAGCAGTAGCTAGCCGAAGTGAGATTGAAACACAGTGGTTTAAGAACGTACAGTCTTTCCGAGCTATTGACTCTGGGGGCAGTAAGCTACGTTCAGATACAGAGCTGTCAGACATATACTTACGGACTACTACTGTAAAGACTCGTGCTGCTTTTGCACAACTAACAGAAGCTGTACTGAGTGATACACGATTCCCTATTGAGATCACCAGCTCTGAATCCCCAGAGGGAGCATCTAAGTATGCCCATCTAGGTGAAGAACAGATTACTCCAGAAGAAGCCCCAGATGAAACTCCAGAGACTCAAGAAGATTTTGGGTTGATGGATGCACTGGACATAGGATTTGAAGGAGATGGTCGTAGCTTAGCTCCGGGAGCTTCTATGGATAACCTAAGCTTCTTAGGTGGACTGGAAGACAAGGAAGTAGGGTCCCAAGGTGTTGTAGAAGGACCAGCTCGTGCTGGACAACCTCAGATCAGCCCCTCTAAAGAAGCTGCTCGTAAGATGGATACTTTAATCCAAGACCAGCTAACTTCTTCTAAAGCCCGTATTGAGTTCCGTAAGACACTATTTGAAATGTGCTTACTTGGTGTTGGTGCAATGAAGGGTCCATTCAATGTGACCAAGCGTTCACACAACTGGCAGCGTAACGAAGACACAGACAAGATGGAGTATGTACCTTTCGAGCGTAGAGCTCCAGAGACTAGCTTCGTGTCTATGTGGAACTTGTATGTTGATCCATCGGCTGAGTATGTAGAAGATGCAGAGTGGGTTGCTGAGAAGCACTCAATGACATACCGTAAGGTTTGTGCTTTGAAGAAGCGTCCCCATTTTGATTCAGCAGCGATTGATGAAGTCCTAGCAGCAGGACCCAACTATACTCAGAGTAATTATGAAGCACAACTACGGTCTGCTTCTGCTGGAGACGAAACTCAAGGACTATATGAGGTCTGGGAATACTGGGGCTATATGTCTGTTGATGAAATCCGTGAACATGGACTAGATGTTCCTGAAACAACAGAAGATATGGTTCAAGTTAATATGTGGTATTGTGGCTCCAAGGTGATTCGACTAACATTGAACCCATTCTTGCCTGCTAAGATCCCGTATTACATCACTCCATACGAAGAGAAGCCTTACCAGTTGAATGGTACGGGTGTTCCTGAAGCAATGGAAGACTCTCAGTCAATGATTAACGGCTTTGCTCGTATGGCTGTAGAGAATGCTGCCCTAGCAGGTAGTTTAGTCTTTGATATTGACGAAAGTGCCCTAGTTCAGGGTGAAGATATGTCAATCTATCCGGGTAAAATCTTTAAACGTATGGCAGGAAGCACAGGACAAGCAGTACATGGGATACAATTCCCTAATACAGCCCCTGCAAACCTTCAAATGATGCAGAGTTTCCGTCAACATGCTGACGAAGCTACTGGAATACCCTCTATTGCACACGGACAGACTGGTGTACAGGGCTACGGACGTACATCTAGTGGCATGTCCATGCTTTTGAACAACTCTAGCCTTAATATAAAGACAGTTATCCGTAATATTGATGATTATCTGCTACGCCCCCTAGGTGAAGCCTATTTTAACTGGAATATGCAGTTTAATTCAGAAGATATGCCAGAAGTAGTGGGAGATCTGGAAGTTGTAGCTAAAGGAAGTAGTTCTTTACAGATGAAAGAGGTCAGGTCACAACGACTACAGACATTCTTACAAATCTCAGCCAATCCGGGACTTGCTCCCTTGGTTAGGTTCCCAACTGTACTGAAAGAGTTAGCTATCTCTATGGACATTGATCCTGATGAGATCCTTAACAATCCAGAAGAGGCTCAGATCTATGCAGCTCTAATGGGCCAACAGTCCATGCAGCAGCCTGCAGGAGGTGGAGGTGTACCACAGGCAGGAGGTGGTGAAGAGGCCCCTCTACCGGGCACTGCGGGCTTTACAGGCAATAACGTTTCTCCGGGAGGGGCGTTAGAGGTAGGTAATGCAGCGGAGGGAAGCTAGAATGGATATTCTACGACTCTCCAACTTAGTATTCGGCCCAGAGTGGAGTGTATTCAAAGAGTACCTCCTAGTGGAAAAGGAAAAGATGGTGAATGCCCTTATCCTAGCCACAACTCAGGAAGAATCTATGCGTTTCCGTGGAGAAATCAGGCGACTCGAAAGCTTGCTAAAACTCCCAGAAACTTTGCAAAACACTAGGAAGGCATCTCGCTAACCCCTTGTGTATAAACCCTTACAACTCTGTGTAGGAGATCCACTCAGGATACCTCACATATTACAGACTTAAGGAGTTATTTTATGACTAGTCTTATCGCAAAACCGTATACCAAACTTGACCAAGAATCTAGTGATTCAAAAGTCACCGACATCACCGAAACAAATGCAGAATCATCTACAGGAGTCGAGTCCCAAGATGGTACACTAGCGGATAGTTCAAGTGGTACTCAAAAGCAAGGTGTAGATTGGGAAAAGCGTTACCGGGATCTACAATCTTATTCTGACAAACAGCTAAATACTCTTCGTCAGGACGTAGTAGCATTAAAAGAGTCAAACGTATCACTATCTTCTCCGGAAGAGATTGCTGAGTTTATGCAGAACAACCCTGACCAGTACCGTATGATGCAAACCATCGCACGAGAAGCGGGAGAGTCTGTTACAGCACCCCTAGCATCCCAGTTGGAAGTTATGGAGACAGATACAAACAAGACCAAAGCTATTAAGGCAAAAGCACAGATTGTTCAAGCACACCCTGACTTCGATCAAGTAGTAAACTCAGATGAGTTTCATGCTTGGGCTCAAGGACAGACACAAGAAGTACAACGGTGGGTTTATGACAACCCCAACGATGCCGACCTAGCCATCACTGCTCTTGACCTGTATAAGGTAAAGACTAGCGTTAAAAAAGATACTCCATCGAAGAAGTCCTCTGGTTCTGCAGCTGATGCTGTAGCCACTAGCGGTATTCCAGATGTATCAGGCGGTAAGAAGATTTGGAAAGCAAGTGAAATCAAAGGGCTCCACCCCAAGAAGTTCGAGAAGCTAGAGAGCGAGATCGACTTAGCCTTTACAGAAGGACGGGTGGACTTCAACAACTAAATTTATAAGGAATTATACTCATGTCAAACTTTGCAGGCTCAGCAACTACTAACTATGGTGGTTCAGGCGGCGGTACAGGTAACTGGTTAGCAACTATCTACAGTCAGAAAGCTTTAAAATTCTTTCGCACGGCTTCCGTAGTTGAAGGCATTACCAACAACGATTACTTAGGTGAGATCACCGCATTTGGCGATACAGTTAAAGTAATTAAAGAACCAACCATTACTGTTTCATCTTATACTCGTGGTGCTACTGTTGCTCCACAAGCTTTAACAGATAATGAATTACAACTTACCATTGACCAAGCTAACTACTTTAGCTTTAATGTTGATGACCTAGAAGAGAAGTTGTCTCATGTAAACTGGAAAGAATTGGCTACTAGTTCTGGCGCATACAGCCTTAAGAACAAGTTTGACCAAGAAGTTCTAACTTACATGGCTGGCCAAGCTCTAGCAGCTAACCAAGTAAACGACAAAGCTACTGCTAACATCCTAACTGTAGGCTTCGGTGCTAATCAGCAGAACCCATTGGATTTGTTATCTAAGATGGCTCGTTTAATGGATGAGCAGGAAGTTCCAGAAGAAGGCCGTTGGGTTGTAGTTAGCCCTAAGTTCTTAGAGTTGTTAACTAACTCCGAGTCTAAGCTTATCAGTACTGATCACAACGACGGTGCAGCTTCTTTGAAGAACGGCCTAGTTATGGTAGCTCCTCTACGTGGATTCCGTGTACACAAGACTAACAACGCTCCAGTTTACACCTCAACAGGTGGTACTCCGGTAGTTGGTGCAGACATCTTGATGTGTGGTCACATGAGCGCAGTAGCAACAGCTTCTGCAATTACTAACACTGAGACTTTCCGTAACCAAACAACCTTTGGTGACGTAGTACGTGGCTTGCATGTATATGCTCGTTCAGTTGTACGCCCTGAGTCTTTGTCAGTAGCTCACATCACGTACGCATAAGTAAGTAAGTAGTAGTGCAAAGAGGGAGTAGGAGTTAATCCTCCTCCCTTTTTTTTCATTTGTGAGGACCTAATATGGCTAAGACCTATTTAGAAATCGTTAACATAGTCCTACAGGACGCTAACGAAGTACCTGTTACCCAGTCTGCCTTTGGCAACGCTAGGGGTTTGCAGGCTTTTGTTAAAGAGGCAGTTAATAGATCCTTAATGGATATTGTTAACGTAGGGACTCAGTGGGAGTGGCTAAAGGACGGAACAGTCCAAGCACCACGATCAGTAACTACAGAAGCTGATACAGCTTTTTATAATTTTAAAACATTATCAGCAGGGGAAGATCCTTTTGTTAGTGTTGATTTTGATACATTCTTCATAACTGATGGGGCTAATCTCCACCAGCCGTTATCTAGCATAACCTATGATGAATGGAATAATACATATAGATCTCGTGATGAGCAAGACAATGCAACGGCTACACCATACTACCTGATTATGACTGGAGAGAAGAACGTATTTGGTTTATCTCCTGTTCCTGACAAGGCGTATACAATCAACTTCCACGCATGGACTCACTCAGGCACTTTTTCTGCTTATGATGATGGACTACCTTTCCCAGACCAGTTCTACACAGTCCTAGTTGACCGTGCCAGATACTACCTTTGGGACTTTAAGGAAAACGAAGCCAAAGCAGCTAAGGCTAGGAACTCATTCAACAGCGGACTGAAAAGGATGCAACAGAAATTAGCTCCTATGCAGAACAGTCGGATGAGAGTAAGATAAGAGGATACTATGGCAAGTGAAGAAAAAACATTCCTACTGAAGTCTGAAGGAGGCTTAGATACAGTATCTAGTGACATTGAGCTCTTTGAGCTTCCCGGGTATGCTAAGCGACTAATTAACTTCCAACCAACCCTCTTCTCTGGTTATGAGCAGATAAACGGATACCTTAAGCTAGGCACAGAAGCTCCAGCAGGAGTAAGTGCTAATAAAATAACTTCAGTAAAGTCTTACTTTGATGGAGCTATATCTACCAAGGGTGGCAATGTATACTTCTCTATAGATGGAGTAACATGGACACAGGTAAACAAGGACACCTCAGGTGGGTTTGTTACAGCAGCAGCACTATCATCTGCTTCTGATCTTACACGTAACTTCTCTGACCTAGAAGAGTATAGCTACTCTGAGTACCACAATGGCACAGACTTAGAAATTGTATTGTGCGACTCTAACGGATCTAATCCTATTAGTCGATTCACCATGACAGTAGATGGTGGAGTTACCAAGTACAAGTATGAGAACAATGTTGCATCTTCATGGCCCTCCTCTACTATCTTGTATCCCTCTATTATCGAGGTTCACAACAATAGACTAGTAGCTGGTGGATTCCCCACAGATAAGACTCTGATACATTACTCTAACTTGTTTGCTCCTCTTGACTTTGTGGGTGGTGGCTCTCTTGACTTGGCTGATGAAGTTGTTCAGTTCAAGGGCTTCCGTAAAAACCTTATGGTCTTTGGAAGAAGTAAGATAGCTCAGGTAACTAGCTTAGGTAATACAACACTACAAACTGTGACAGACATCACCAGTAACATCGGTTGTGTATCTGGAAACAGTGTTCAGGAAGTTGGTGGTGATATTGTGTTCTTGGCAGCAGATGGTATTAGGACCATAGCTGGTACAACTAGGATTGATGACTTGGAGTTGGGAACATTGTCTAGAACAATCAATCCCCTCTTGCACGATCTTATTGTAAACATTGGACAATACAAAGTATCATCTACAGTAATAAGAAAAAGAAACAACTACAGGCTTTTCTTCTTTAAGCCCGGAACCCCAGCTAAGTCCCAACGAGGAATTGGTGGTGTACTGAAGCTAGGTCAACAAGGACCTGCATGGGAGTGGTGTGAATATCGAGGACTTCCTTGTTATGATATTGACACAGCATATAAGTCAGATGGAAGTGAAGTATCTCTCCATGTAGATAATGAAGACTTTGTATATATACATGATACTGGTTATACATTCGATGGTAGTGGTATTGGCTCAGTATATGAGACCCCAGAGATTAGTTTAGGTAATCCCGGATTTAGGAAGACCCTGCACTCTATTCAACTATATACCACCTTTGCTTCTGACTACAGTACTAGCGTTAAGATAAAGTATGACAATGGAGGAGATCCTTCCAAGAATCCACCTATATACACTATAGGGCAGACCTTTGGATCTTCAGCAGTATATAATGAATCCTTATATAATACTGCCATCTATGGTCAAGGCGTATCTGCTTATGAGAGGATACTTGTAGAAGGTAGTGGTAAGACCTTTAGGGTTAAGATCACATCAAGTAATTCAAATCAGTATTCAATACAAGGTATGGCTGTTACGTATTTCGTTAACGGTAGACAATAATCAGGAGGCTGTATGGCTGGATATACTAGGCAGGAATTCTTTATTGATGGTGACATCATTGAAGCCGATCACGCCAACAATGAATTAGATGCACTAGATGCGTCCTTTAATAATACTACTGGCCATAAGCATAATGGTACAGCTTCCGAGGGTCCTGTTATTGGGCTTATTGGAGACCCGGAACTAGCTATCCCTAAGAATAAAGTATCCGTAGATACGGTAAATAATAAAGTAGATGTATCTATAAATGTTTCTGGAACAAGCACTGTCCAAGTATCTGTCAAGGATGGTGCTGTTGTACCTACGACTAATAATGATATTAGCTTAGGTGAAGCTGGTGCAGAGTTTAAAGACTTGCACTTGGACGGTATTGCTAAGGTTGATACTCTTACTGTTGATGAGAATGCTTCAGTAGCAGGAACCCTAGGGGTCACTGGACTAGCTACTCTTACAGCTGTTGATGTTAATGGTGGTACAATAGATGGCACGCAGATTGGTGCAACTACCCCAAGTACAATCACTGGTACAACCGTAACAGGTAGCAACTTCATAGGCCCAGTCTCAGGAGCTGTCACAGGTAATGTTACAGGTAATGTGGATGGAGATGTTACAGGAGATGTTACAGGAGATGTTACAGGTAATGTAACTGCTGCTTCTGGAACAAGTACTTTTAACAATGTAACCATCAACGGGACCTTAGATTTAGATGCAAGCACAAGTGCTACTGTAACAGGCCTAAGCGCCCCTGTACTAGGCTCTGATGCTGCTACTAAGACTTATGTAGATGCAGAGGTAAGCGCCCTTGTAGACTCAGCTCCGGGAACCTTAGATACCCTTAATGAGCTAGCTGCTGCCTTAGGCGATGATGCAGACTTTGCTAATACAGTAACAACCTCTATTGGCACTAAGTTACCAAAAGCTGGTGGCACAATGACTGGCCCTATTGCAATGGGCACATCTAAGATCACTGGAGTAGGTACTCCTACAGCAGGCTCTGATGCTGCTACTAAAGCGTATACTGATGCTGCTATAGGACTTAAGTTAGATAAGTCTGGCGATACAATGAGTGGCATCCTTGCAATGGGTGCTAATAAGATCACTGGTGTTGCAAACCCTACATTGGCCCAAGACGTAGTTACTAAAGATTATAGTGACACTTTGTTTGGATCAACAGACAGTGCTGCAACAAGTGCAGCTAACGCCTCTACTTCTGAAACTAATGCTTCTAACTCAGAAAATGCAGCTGCTTTAAGTGAAACTAATGCCTCTGACTCAGAAAGTGCTGCTGCAACAAGTGCGCTTGCTGCATCCAACAGTGCCGTAGCTTCTGCCGCTGCACTCGACAGCTTTGATGATCGTTACTTGGGAGCAAAGTCTTCCGCTCCAACAACTGACAACGATGGTAATACCTTAGTTGACGGAGCACTCTACTTCGACTCTGGCTCCAATGGCATGAGAGTATGGGATGGTGCAACATGGATTGCAGCGAGTTCCGCTGGTACGGCCTCCATGATCGCGCACAAGTACACGGCCACTAACAACCAAACCACGTTCTCAGGAAACGACACCAACTCCATACCACTATCTTATACCGTCAACAATATCCTAGTGCTGCTCAACGGTATCACCATCGACTCCAGCGATTTCACAGCCACCAGTGGCACGTCCATTGTATTAGCTACAGGCGCTACAACAGGCTCAGAGCTAGTAGTAATAGCGTTCAAGTCATTCACAGTGGCAGACCATTACACCAAGGCGCAGGCTGATGCGTTATTGACTGCTAAAGCTCCACTAGCTAGCCCTACATTCACTGGCACAGTAACGGCTGATGGGCTGGCTATCTCTAAAGCTGGCAGTTCAATTATAGAAAGAATAGGTTCTG